GGTCAATACCTTGTCCGACTGCACCCATAAGAGACGTATCAGCCTCTGATACAGGTGTTTCTGGAGCTTCATCAGGTTGCGTTTGGGATAACTGAGCTTTTAAAGCAGCCAACGCACCTTGCTCGTTTGCACCAGTAACATCGTAGACCTTGCCGTCTGGGGCTGTGATTTCAAATGTTGGCATGCTTAAACCCTATTCTTTCATTTTGATTGTGTAGCCACCGTTGGATGCGGCTGGTGCGCCTGCGCCACCATTCACTATGTCGTTGTAGACTTCCTTGACCTGAGCCAAGTTAGTAAGGAACTGTTCTTTAGATTGTGCTTGATTTAAGTTTGCTAAAGATGACTTTAGTAAGTCTAATTCTATGTTAGAAACTTGTCCTAAAGCACCGCCAGTTGGTGATGCATCACGCATAGCTTGCAGCCTGTCAAAGCCAACAGCGGCTTCAATGGTTTTAATGTTTGCCATAACGTCATTAGCTGCTGAAGATGGTATGTTCTTCATAAGATTACCGAAGATACCAGTAGTATTATCCCACGGTGCCCACGATTGCTCACTTGCAACAAGGTTTTCAGTACGCTCAATAGCACTTAAAGCAGCTTTACCATACATAAGTGACTGAGCACTGGGCATTCCCTTTGCACCCTTTGCAGCCGCCGCTGCATTTTTAGCATTAATTGCGGACTGCCTTGCATTAGCAATACGTGTAGCTTCATCAGCTTTGGCTTTTGCAATAAGTGTGGCTCGGTTAGCGTCCTGAGTTTCACCATAGCTTTGACCCATAGCACCAAGAGAGGCTGACATACCTTGATCAGAAGCGCCTAGTCCTTTTAGACCAGCACGCATCATCTGTTCACCAATGCCAATCTTACCATAAGCCATAGAAGATCCACGAGCGTTACCTGTTGGGCGCTGAGGCCCTGAGCCTAGTGATGTGGCTGTAGAGGACAAAGCGCCACCACTAACAGCGGTGGGCGTTGTAGCTAATACACCATTAGCTTTTGCGGCTGGGGCTGCGGGGTCTTCAAGTACAGGACCAACTGGTGGAGCATACGGATCAGCAGCACCTGGAAGAGCAGATGGGTTAGGTGTCAAACCGTTACGGATTTCGGGGCTTTCTAGTACAGGCGGTGGCATAGGCACTTCGTCATAGCCACCAGACATCTCAGCGTCAGCCATCATGGAGCCATCAGGCATCTGGTGGAAGCCTTCTGGCGGCTCATTTAAGACTGGAGCGGGTGCGCTACTTGACTGGGCCTCTAAGGCCGCAAAGTCTTGCTCTGGACCTGAAGTCATCACTCTACCATTGACTGGGTTTGTTAAGGAAAGCTGTGCGTTTGATGCAGCTTCAACACTGTTGGCTTGGGTGTTCAGCGCCCCACCTAAAGCTGTGTTTGCAGCGTCATAACGGGATTGTATGCTAGTTTGGAGCTCAGGAGTTAGTCCACCAGCCTCTAAAAGTGCACCTGTTGTTTCAAGTTCAGCGTTAGCAGCCCGTACTTCTGGGTTGTTTGAAGCGGCTATTTCCTGCTGGCTGCGTAGTTCGTCCAAGTAGGCGCTTGCTGCATCATCATATTGTGCAGAGTTTGGACTATCCGCTGTTGGGCCGCCCAATTCAGACAGTTTTATTCTCATCATCTCTAGGCGGTCAATATCAGCTTGGGTGTCTACGGCGGGTGCTAATCGGGCAATCTGGCGCTCTAAGTTTCCGCGCTCCGAAAGGCTGTCGTTTAATATACCTTGCTCCGCTCGGACGTTCATCATTGCGCCATCAATATTAGTAACAGATGGTGCCTCTAATACAGCAGGCCTCTCTAAGGCTGTAGGGCTGGCCTCTAGTGAGTTGAGAACTGGCGCGTTGTTAGGGTCCATATTGTTTTGGCGCATGGATTTTAAGTATTGCTCTGGGGTCATGTTGGCCTTAGCGGCCTGAGACACGATAGCTGGGTCATTAAGTAGTGAGACTGGGAATTCAGCCATTATGAAAACCCTCCTGGCCGCATTCTAGGACGCTGTGATAGCATTGGTGCCGAAACAGAAGGCTGAGGCTGGTTAAATTGGTCACCGTACTCTTTCATAAATCCGAAGCCTGTCATTGCACCACTAAGTGCACCAGCTACAGGTGAAGCAGTCGTTGCATTAACACTTGGGCTGTTCGGGGACTTGCCTAGAACACCAGACTGGAAGCCTTTACGTTGGTTTAACTCAAAGTCTCTTTCGTCTTCAAAGCGTTTCTTTTTGTCGTCCATGCCTGCTTGGCTGAACCCTTGCAGTGAGTTACCAGCGTTCATGCCAAAGTTAGCACCCTCACCTAGTGTATTCATGCCTGTGTTATACGCATTGTTAATACCAGTGTTGGCACCCATAGCTGCGTTGAGAGCCGTTCCTTGGTCTGAGAACTGCTGTGCTTGCTGATTAAGACTACGGTCCATCAGGCGGTCCTGTACATCCATAGCCACATCTGCACGGCGGTCATCAAAGCCACGCTGGGCAACTGCTTCAGCAACGCCTGCACGGCTGGAATTCATATTGCCAGTTGCTGAGGCATTCATATCAATACCTGTCAGAACATTCTCTTGGAGATTACGGCGATCATCACGCATGGCAGCGTCAACAAGTCCAGCGGAGTTCTCTGTGGCGTAGCTGCTTGCCTTAGCTAATCGGTCAGCTTTAGCGGCTTCTGACATTCCTTGGAACTGGTCATACATTCCGCGACTGTTCCCACCAAAGCCTGAGTTGTCACTCATCATAGTGTTGCCAGCGCCCATCATATTGGTACCATAGGTGCCCATGGTATTAGCTGTGCCAGTCTGGAAGTCATTGGGTCCAGCGTAGGTGTCGCCAGTGTAAGCACCTTTGTCTATGACACCCTCTAGGGCCATGTTAGAGCCAGCTAGGTTAGCGTCCACGTAAGGCTTGTACTGATTGAAACCCTGCTGACTTGCTGCTGTTGCTTTGTCTTGGGCTTTTCTGCTTTGGTTGGCGCTATACCCGCCTATTGCTGCGGAGCCTATCGTTGCTGCTGCTATCCATACCATGACGGAATCCTATCTGTTGTTTAATCTGTTTGCTTGTGGTGGTGGAGACCACTGAGGAAGTGGTGGAGCCCTGTAAGGTTTGGTTCCTCTAAGCCCATAGCTTCGTAGCTGGGGCTGATGACCTCTTCCTCGACTGCCGCAAGGTTTGCTTCTTCGGTCTCTTTGGTGAGGTGTACACACACAAGTGTACTGTCCTCTTCGATGTAGAAAGCCCGCTTTACTCCAGCAGGGGAAACAAAAGAAAGTGGGCCCTTGAGGCGCTTAGTTCCACCATCCTCAGACACGACAAGCATCGTTCCACTCATTAGAAACGTGAGGTGGGGTTTCTTATGTAGCTTTCCTACAACCACCATTCCAGCAGGCATGAACAACTCGCGTGAGTATGTTGAGCACCCGTAGTCATCGTCAGTTGGTGTAAATAGGTGCTTGAGGGCTGTCTGGTCTTCATTGTTGGTGACTGCGCCTGTGGCAAAGCCATGAAGAAGTAGCCCTTCAAGTTCCATTATGGAGGTGCGTATCTGTAGATCATTATTCATACGGCCACCCAAGCGGAGCCATTGTAAACGACAAGACCTGTGAAGCCGTTTCCCAAAGGGTTCCACGGTGAGATGGCATAGCGGACCATACCCCTACGGCGGCCATCTGGCTCTTTCTCTGCAACTTGGACACTCGCCTCAGTTAGGGAGCGTATAGAAGTCTCTAGCTCACGGAGTTCATCCTGTAGATAAGTAGCTATCATATCTGGGTTGATACGAGGGGACTGTCGTCTCACATAACGAGACACCAATAAGTTAATTTTATCTGATAGTGCCATCTAAAGATTACCTCCTACCAGTCACCACCACATCTACGTCCATGCCTGATAGAGCAAAGTCTTTGGTGGTATCGCTAGTCAATTTGTATGAAAGGTAACGCCCCGCCATGCGGGTATCGACCTTATAGTCCACAAGTGAATTAAACGAGACATTGAGCCCATAGTTGGGAGTAGCGTTGGGTGTATTTGCCGCCCCAAAAGTAAAGTTAAAAGTGCCATTAGAATTCGTCGTGGATACCTGTGGGTAAACTCTATTGATTACTTTATAGCCTGCTAAAGAAAGCCCAAGCTCATCTAGGTCTAGTCCAACACGCTCTAGTAAGAACGGCTTAGACACAGCCGTATCTACAGCCTGCGAAAGGGAGCCAGTGTCCACTAGGTCTACGCCATACAGCTTATGGGCAGCTACACCGCCGCCAGCTTTAGATAGGAACAGAGGGTGCTGGCCAAATGGGCTCTCTTGGTCATGGTAAGAGCCGCCTACGTTAGCATAGGTCTGTGTGGCCGCTGCATAGGTAACTACAGAATTAACATTAGCAGAGGAGCCACTAACTACATTGGGTAGGTCTTGGAAGCTCCAAGTGTCCTCTTTGTAGTTATAGACAGCAGCGCGGTTACAGGCATCACCATCAGTGAACACAGCCATATCGTCGCCAGAGTGATAGCAAAAGTAAACTTCTTCTAGCGTAGTGTTGTGGAGAACAAAGCACGCTTCGGGCTTAGAGTTATCTAGTCCACTGAAGATGTAGTCACGTACACGCCCGTCACATATAGATTGGCGAGAGTTGCCATCAGTAATGTAGATGTCATCCCTATCAAAAACATAGTGCTTGCCATCGACTTCAGTAATGCAGTTCTGACTGATCACACCAGCATCATCAAACACCTTACGGAAGTTAAATATAAAAGTACCACCAACGAATTCCATCAGCCAAACTTGGTCTTGAGAGTACACCAAGAAATTAGGTCCAAGAGTTGCACCGTCTACTATAGGGGTCTTCATCTGTACTAAGTCGTTAAAACCCGCTGAATTAGTAAGGTCTGTCTCATCCCAAGTCGAGGGTACAGTGTTAGCTAGAACAGGGTCACTAAAGCGAACTCTGTTTGGGAAGGCCACGTTGTTAGCCTCTACAGTTCCAAGTGCCAACAAGAAGTCACCAAAGGACCGTAGGGATGTAGCTTTGTATCCGCTGGGCCAGTTAGCCAACGCTGTGAAGTTAGTTGCGCTGGGCGTCCTAGCTACTGGAGTTGTGTCAGGTCTATTGCAATACTCAACGTCAGCAAGGGTAGTAGCTGTGACCTTAGCATTGCTTGCAGACAACGATGAGTTAAATCTGAGCGTCGAGGTTCCGTTAGCAAACTCATAGATGTCAAAAGTATTATCTACTAGTAACACCGAGTCAAAACCTGTGAGAGCCGTGATGCCATATGCAAGCTTTGGTGAGTATGCCAGAGTACCTGACACATCCCGAAACACAGGTCCCCTTGTTACTTTGCCCTCAGTAAACCTTACGTTCTTGGCTCTTGTGAAAGCATTGATCGGGAGGTTGAAAGGGTCAACATCAGTTATTACACCAAGAGAACCCAAGCCTCGTATAGGTAGGTTTGCCATGCGCTGTGTTCCTTATTTACCTTAGTTCCGCCCAGACATTGAGAGTACCACCAGTGGCGCGGTAGTAGTGATTGGCTGGTACAATAGCTTGTGATGCCCCAGTATCATTAATACCACCGTGGCCACCTAGGGTTCCTATAGAGATCCAAGTAGAGTTATTGGCGGATACTTGAAGATAACGCTCACCAGATATCGTTGCAGCAACAGACACCATTATGGGTCTACCAGTTGTGTTTTGGTACGACACGCCTATAGATCGGGCTGGGTTCGACCAACTCTGGCCAACACCAATTGGCGGGGGGTCATTGTCAATTATAGCAGCCTTTAGTTTAGCGGGTGATATGGTTGCCTCAGTCGTGGCTGTGCCTGTGTTCCAGCTAGACTGAGCTAGGGTGGTTGCTGCCCCAGGAGTTCCAGATAGATCCCCATAAGCACCACTGGACGCTACTGTCGCTAGGCCCAGAGTTGTACGGGCTGCGCCTGCGTTGGCATCATCTAAAAGAGTGCCAGCAAAGGAACTAACACCATCGAGGGCGTTGAGCTCGGCGGTTGAGGCAGTCAGGCCTGCAACTAGGTTCAATTCGGTTACCGTGGCCACGCAGCCATCTAGCTTGTTGAGCTCGGCTACAGAGCTAGTGATGCCAGAAGTTAAAGCAACGCTAGCGTTGAGTTGCGCTGGGGTGGCAGTGATAGCACCATCTACATTAGGGAAGGTGGCCTTTAAGACTGTCTTTATTAAACGTAGGTGGTCATCAGCCTGCGCGAGGCCGTCAGTGGACGCTGGGTTAGCTATAACCAAGTCGTCAATAAAAGTGCCAGTTTCTAAGCCCATCTGGGGGTTTCCTTTTTGTTTTCTTACAGGGGGCTCTTCGTTACAAAGGCCGACAACAACAACAACAACAAGACCTTTAGTCCTGCTTTTTGAAATTGACTTGCTGCTTTAGGGTGTGGGGGGTCCGAAATCGCCTAGGGAACCTAAACAACTTGATTGATCTTGTTGTGCGGATGCTAACCTACTGTAATCTATAGCTTACATCTGTGCGGGATGTACCATCCCCATGGGAAGACAAGAGCGAACACGAATGACATTAGACATTAGCTTGGGAAATTTATCAGGAGCTCAATTTGCATCTTTTCTACACGGATTGGGAACTAATAACCTGAGCGCACCCAGGCAGATCCAACACACCTGGGCGAAGCTCTATGCAATCCGTAGATTATCACACGTCATCAAGCCACTCAGCCCAGACCTTTGGATGACACTTAGGACACTTACGGTGAGCCATAGATCTGATTGATCCTCTGTCACCAATGCCAATATCACGAAGCTCTCGCGCTGTATGCATCCTCAGAGTATCACACGCCCTGTTGGCCAGCCTATGATATTCGTAGGCACCTAAGTGTAACACAACTATCTTTAGTCTCTTAATCACTAGTCTAAGCATCTTTAGTTCTACTCTATCTGTTATTACGTTGTAGTAGCAGGGTAGTGGGCTTGGGAGCTCAAAGGCTTTTAACCTAAGCATCTACCAAGCCAGCCCCTCCCCCTTTATCAGTGGGCTATTGCCTCTGCTAATTGTGTGGGATTGGGCGTCTCTTTATTACTCTTAGTGCAAGCGCGGCGGGGGTTGCACCCTGTTCTTCTCTATAGGGTACCTGATCAAAATTAGTGCTTGTCGGGGACTATCAGCCGTGTTATCCCTGAGCCACTGAAGGCACGGCCTTAGTACCCAATTAGTGGGCGACAGGCCGCAAGGTGTGGCAGGGGACTGTAACTCCCCATAGAACACCAAGCGGCTAGAGCACACGGACTACACTGGGATTGCTAGAGGATCGTACCTTCTTCACACTTGAAGGAGCTACAGAATGAACAATGTAAACACATATACAGCCAGTGAGATTACTGAAGAAGCCTTGCGCTTAAAGAACTGTATCAACGGAAACCCCCGCTACTATATATCTGCTGTAATGTTCCACCGTGATGGTGACTTCTACCGCCCTAAGTTTTGCAACAAGTACACTGGCAAGCGTTACGGTGCTGGCTGGGTGTTCACTTCCTATAGCTTAGAGAATGACATTCGTAGATCAATCGAGGTGGCAGCATCTGAAAAGCCAACCGCTAAAGTACGCGCTGAGATCAGCAAACTTGTAAGCGAGGTGTTAGCATGAGCCTCAGCATCACACATGGCGAATTCACAGCCAACATCACAGACAACGGCGGCTATTTGAAAGCTGGGACTAGTTACTTTGTCTCTATCTGCATCGACAGCGGCGACAACTGGATGGGCCAACAGGTCATCAAGTCGCGCAGCTACATGAGCTTAAAGAGTGCCGAAACTGGCGCACGTAAGATGATGGTGGCATTATCATGAAGGTCCTTATCGGTTGTGAGACATCAGGCACTGTGCGTAATGCCTTTGCAGCACTTGGACACGATGCGTGGTCATGTGACGTTCTACCCGCAGACACTCCTAGCAATCACCATATCCAAGGTGACATAAGGGACGTTATGCAGGATGACTGGGACCTGATGTGTGTCATGCATCCGCCCTGCACCCGCTTGACCAACAGTGGCGTCAGGTGGCTGCACAAGGCCCCACCGAATAAAACCCTTGATCAGATGTGGGCAGAGTTGGACGCTGGTTGCGCCCTGTTCTCTGACGTTTGGAATGTTGAGCACATCCCTTTTGTGGCTGTGGAGAACCCAGTCATGCACCGACATGCCAAAGAAAGGATCAGGAATTACGAGCCTTTTGCACAGTCTGTACAGCCGTGGCACTTTGCTGATGCCGAAGACGATGCGGACAACGTAAAGAAGCGCACTTGCTTGTGGCTTCGTGGTCTGCCGAAGCTAGAGCGCACTGGATCTCTTGATGGGTCAACGGCTCGTGACGAATGCCACAAGGCACCACCCAGCGCCGACCGCTGGAAGATACGCAGCAAGTTTTATGCTGGTGTTGCTAACGCTATGGCCAAGCAGTGGACAGCGGCGATTGAGTACGAGATGGCGCAAGTCTCTAGCAGCTTCTCAGATGTTGGCACAAGCTTTGAGGTGGCAGCATGAGAGACACCATCGAAATTATTGGTGAACTGGTGGCGTGCGTTGGCATCTTCACTGTGCCGCTGCTCCTACTCTTTCTATGAGCGCCTCACAGTTAGCGGAGCAGCTTTCGTACTGCTTCCGACGTATGTCATGGGCCGCAACTCCAGAGGCCGACGATTACTGGTGGCGCGAAGTGCAGGCGCTGGGTAGGCTAACGATAACAACTGAAAACAAAGGAATGAACACATGAACAAGCTATATGAAATATTCGGCGGAGATCACGGGAACTACAAGATATGTGAAGCAGGCAATGCGACACCCGTGGCGTTCGTAAGGCGCAACCAAGATGGCGGCGGCTACACAGTTAGTAGGGCAGATGAAAGCAAGTCTGTTTCAATGCGGCATATGCCCACCGCTGAGAATGGGCGTGAGCAGGCTTCGAGTATCATGGCGCTACTGGATGGCGTACCTAAATTCAGCGCAGACATTGGCTGCTACGTTGAGATCAATGGCTTCACTATATATCTGGAGGTCAGTGAGGCCACCGCAGGCGTCCCATCTGTAAGTTATTGGACAAAGGATTACCCGCAGGACTTTGTAACACACCTGACAGAGGAGCAAGCACAATGAGCAAGCCATACACTTTAGAATTCACCATGGATGATTTTGAGATACTAACAAACGGAAGTATGCGCAGCTTTTTCAACCACCCAGATCAGTCAGGACGATTTGAGACAATTTCCGATGGACCGACGCCAACGGTTGACGCTGGGTATGTGATGCACTGGACGGGCGAGAGTGCCCTCACTGCGTTAGTAGCCGAGAAGCTGCTAAGGGCGGCAGGGTACGAAGTGCACCGCCTGTGGGACATGGTAGAGAACCCAAACCCCCAGTGGTGCTTACTGACCAACTACATGGGTCCACATAGCTCTGAGGTAGCACAATGACACTTAATTTCAAAACATTCGTAGAGGCAGAAAAGCGCAGATTGTGGGACGCAGACGACCACCGCAAACGCTCAGTTGCCAAGGCTGCAAAGTTTAACTCATTTAAGGGCATCGGGCAGATGGACATCAGTGATATTGGTGTTCGTGATGTGCACCAATTCTTTGACCATCTGAATGCAACGGGGCGATCAGATACCACGATCATTCGGTATGGAGCAATGCTGACTAAGGTCTTTCGGGCCGCCAAGAGGCTTAAAGACATACCAGAGGTACCAGAGTTCACAACGCCTAGAGCCGCCGCAGAGGTCCGCCCTTTGTACTTCACAAAGAAGCAAGTGCTGGATATGTGCGACTACTTTGACGACAGCCACCCAGAGTGGTGGATGCGTCATTGGATCATCATTGGCTGCAAGACTGGAATGCGCCATGGAGAGATATTGACTATTACTCCCGAAACTATAA